TGCCACAATCGTTGTTGCGACACCGCTGGGTTAGGTTCGAGAACCTAACCCTGGAGGACGCAGCTGCGGTTGGGTCTCGCCGGGCCGATGGCCTCAGGGGTCTTTTCCCCGAAGCCTCGGTGACGGACCGAACGCAGGGGCCGGGTTCCGGCCCGCGTCCCTGGAAGACGACCACGAATCCCCAATGGAAACGCCTCACGAACCTCTTCCCTCGCCTGAAGCTGCCCAGCACGCCCAATCGCGTCCGGCTGGAGGGGGCATTCCGTGCAGTGCTCGCTGGCCTCGCGGCCAACAAGTTCTGCCGGCTTGACCTCTCTAAACATGCCGGACGAGAGTCGGCGTGGGGGGTCGCCAGGTTGGCGTGGTGGCTGGTTCGGACAGCCTCCCTCTCGGGAACGGATCACGCACTCGCCACCCTCAAGCGCTGGACGGGAATCCTGCGCTTGTGGGTGATGGAGGCGGTCCCCGTTACGAGCCGGAGGCGTTGTGGCTTCACCAAGTACTTCAGAGGGTCGCTGCGGTCGATCATCGACCGGGACTGCCGGGCGCTCCAATTCTCTTATGTTGGACGCGCCCTTCCCGAGGCAAGTCCCGGCCAATGTGACGCAGCACTCACGAAGTACCGTGAAGAGCTGTCCCAGCCAGCCACCACACCGGACTCCATTCTGGACTCCGCGGAAGAGTGGGCGCGCAGGTGGGCGTCCCGCTTCCTCTCGGGGCCGGTTGTTCCGCCCACTTGGCTGTCTGGTGGCGCCTGTAAAGAGGTGCCCCGGGCCAAGGGAGGGCTTGGAACCCGCTCCGTAGACGTCGCGAGACGGGCCACAGACGCGATCTGCGAACCGTCGGAGCCAGAATGGGAGTCCCTGAGGGAGAGGCTCAACGCAGTGGAGGGCCTTACAGACTGCGATGTCGACATCGTCTGCCGTGAGCGCCTGGTGAGTAACCAGGCTCTGGTGGAGCTTTCGGAGCTCCCCCGGCCCATAGCAGTCGATGCGATGGCGCTGCCTGAACGCGGCGGAAAGGTCAGGATAGTCACCAAGTGCCCTTGGGCCCTGGTGTATCTTGGACATTTCCTCCGCGTTTGGCTCCTCGAGGGACTGCGGAGGGACGAGCGGACAAAGTCCGTCCTGGACGGTGACCATGCAGGGTCGGTGGGTGGTTTGGTCGGTGGGGCCGGCGTGAGGCTCCTCGAGCACCTTGCGGTGTCCGCGGACCTCACGGCGGCCTCCGACCTCCTCCCTCACGACCTCTGCCAGGCCATCGTCCGGGGCGTCCTTCGCGGTTCCCGAACTCGCCCCGCGCCGCATCTGGACGAGGTTTGGGCCGACTTGATCGGCCCCCTCACGATCCAGATGCCCGACGGGTCCGAGTTCGTGAACCAGCGGGGGATTATGATGGGGCTGCCGACGACCTGGACTATCCTCAGCCTGGTACACTTGTACTGGGCCGAGTGGGCCTGGGCGTCGACTGTTCCTCGTCACATCTCCCTGTCCGGTCTTCCCTCCGCAGCCCCCCGCACGGCGATATGTGGGGACGATCTCGCGGCCGTTTGGCCCACTTCGGTGGTCCAGCGGTACGAGAGCATCGTGAAGTCCTGTGGGGGGCAGTTCTCCGCTGGCAAGCACTACAAGTCGAGGACGTACCTCATGTTCACGGAGGAGGCATTCCGCCTCCGCGTGGAGATGAGGGACTATGACACTCGACGAGTAGATGGTCGCCGGCCAGGGGAGGCTACCCTCGCGGACTTCCTGCCGTCCTGGATGGTGGAGGAGCCCTCTCGGGACTCCCGGTGGTGCACAGGGGTTGACCATCTTCCCCTTGTGCCCCTCCGTGGCCTGGTTCGGCCTCTCCACCTCCCGAAGGACCGGCAGCCCCTTCCCGTATGGGTCGCTGTGCCGCACTGCGTGGAGGCAGCCTGTACTCAGTCTGGCGACGCCGGGGCGGTGAGGAGGATCTTGCGAGTCCTCCATCCGGGCATCCATCGTTGGGCCCGGAGCCGCGGTTTTGCGGTCAACGCGCCGACCTCGCTGGGCGGGTACGGGCTGCCTCCCGTGAGGGGGGACCCAAAGCGTGCTCGACTCCCTAAGTGGTTCCGGTGGGGGATCTCCTCCCTCTTGCGGGCCACTCCCTGGAAGGATCTGATCAATCCAGCCAGGGCGTGGGCACCTGTGATGAGGGACATCCCGCACCGGGACATGGGGGCCGACCACGCGAGCGAGAAGCTTAAGGTGGGGGCCGTCGCCGCCCGGAAGGGCAGGGTCCCGTTCATGGGGCGCGGGGCGGACCTCGGTTACGATGCCGAGGACCGCCTCACAGTGCGCCTCTCGAACGAGCTCCTGTTCATCCTGGACCGGGACACGCTTCCCTCCAGCTTCTTTCTCCAGGGTCCCCGGAAGGTCTCCGGTGCTGTACGTAAGATGTTCAAGCAGCACCTGAGACGCTTCCCGATTCCTGAGGGATCCGTGGTCGCCTCGGAGACCCCAATGGCGTCCCTCCGGCGGCGTTGGGAGGAGGTCCGGACCGCAAGGTCCTGGTGGTCCTCCCCCCGTGGTGCCGCCGAGGGGTTCGTCCTTGGGATCTCCAGTTCGGCCAAGCGCGCTGTCGCCAGCGCACTTGGGTGGGCTTCGATGGAGCCTGCCCACAGCGGTGGTCCAGTCAGTGACTAGGGCCATCGCCC